GCCGGGTCCGGTTCCGGGTCCGGGGACGGGTCCGGGTACGGGTACGGGTCCGGGTACGGGTACGGGGACGGGTACGGGGACGGGGACGGGGACGGGTCCGGGTCGTGACCACTCCCCGCATCCTCATCGCCACGCCGACGGACGGGCGCCCCGACAGCGCGCACGTGACCTGGGCTTACCACCAGGCCGTGCGCAACCTCGAACGGAGCGGGTGCGTTTCGCTACCGGCGACGATCGGTTTCTCCGATGACCTTGCGAAGGCCAGATCTCGGCTCGCTCGCGTCGCGCTCGAGCGTGACGGCTGGGACGCTGTCCTGTGGCTGGACGACGACGTCGCGCCGCAGGACGTCAGCATCATCGGCCGCATGGCGTCGAGTGGTCATGACGTGATCGGCGCGCCGTACCCCCGGAAGCGAATCCCCGCGCTCATACCCTACAAGCCGCTCGCCTCCACGCTCGAAACCGGGCGGCTGTCCGTCGAGGGTGACTGCACCGAGGTGGAGCTTCTCGCCTTCGGGTGCATGCTGACCTCGCGCCGGTGCCTCGAGTCGATGGTTGCGGCCTACCGTGAAGGCGACTGGTTCTCGGATTCGCATGACGGGATCGTAGCACGCGAGACAGTCGCGATCTTCGGGCAGGTGCAGACGCCGACGCGCGAGGTTGACGGGCATCGCCACCGCGACCTGTTGGGCGAGGATTACTCGTTCTGTTACCGGTGGCGCGCGATCGGTGGACGCGTGATGATGTACGTCGGCGCGGGCGCGCCGGTGAGGCACATCGGCGGGCACGAATTCACGGCCACGCGGGCCGAGATCGGGAACGTGTAGGAAAACCCCATGAGCTGGCAAGATATCCCCGGGTGGTTTTCGTTCGGGCACGCGTACGACGCGATGGTCGACGCGGCCGTCGACGGCGACACGATTGTCGAAGTCGGGGTCGCGTTCGGACGCTCGCTCGCGTACCTGGCGCGCCGCGTCCTCGATTCCGGGAAGCGAGTCCGCGTTTATGCCGTCGACCCGTGGATCGATGATCGGTGGGAGTTTCCGGTGGATTACCCGTTGGACGCGCCGCGCCCATCGTGGGGAGGCGAACACGCCGGGTGGGCGCGGCAGTGCGGCGGACCGTTCTCGGCGTTCCTGGCGTGCATGACGAAGCACGCGCCGCAGGAACTCGAATTCGTGCGCGTGCTCCGGTGCCGCTCGACGGATGCGGCGCGGATGATCGGACCGTGCCGCGGAGTCCTGATCGACGGGAACCACGACTACGAGGCCGTTGCGCAGGATATCGCGATCTGGCGCCCGCACGTGGTGCCCGGAGGGATCCTCGCTGGCGATGACTGGTCGTCGCCTGAATTCGAGGGCGTCGTGCGTGCGTGCGACGAGGCGTTCGGTGGGCGAGGCGGGTACGAGCAGAGGGGGACCACGTGGCTGAAACGGAGTTCGCCGCCGCGTGGCCGGCCGTGACGCGGGAGAACGAGGGAACGATGGGCGACACGACCGAATTCGTCATCAAGAGCATCGCAGGCCGAGAGCTCCACCGGGTGCAGGCCACGAGCCTGATAGCGGCCGTGGAGGAAGCCGTGCGGTGCGGCGTGAACCTCGGCGACGCGAACCTCGGCGACGCGAACCTCGGCGGCGCGTACCTCGGCGGCGCGAACCTCGGCGGCGCGTACCTCCGCGGCGCGAACCTCGGCGACGCGAACCTCGGCGGCGCGAACCTCGGCGGCGCGTACCTCGGCGACGCGTACCTCGGCGGCGCGTACCTCGGCGGCGCGAACCTCGGCGGCGCGAACCTCGGCGACGCGTACCTCGGCGGCGCGAACCTCCGCGACGCGAACCTCGGCGGCGCGCACCTCCGCGGCGCGAACCTCGGCGGCGCGAACCTCCGCGGCGCGTACCTCGGCGACGCGTACCTCGGCGGCGCGTACGGGTCCGCCTGGATCAAGCCGATCCGTGAGGATTTCTTCGCCGTGCTCGACGCGGCGCCGGCCGAGGTACCGGGCCTCCTAGCGGCGCTGCGCGATGGGCGCGTGGACGGATCCTGTTACGAGGGGGAGTGCGCGTGTCTGCTCGGCACCATCGCCAACGTGCGCGGGTGCGACTACCGCAAGCTCGGCATCGAGCCGGATGCGGACCGTCCCGCGGAGCGGTTCTTCGTGCGCATCACGCCTGGGCTCACGCCGGACATCAGCAGCGCCGCCGCGATGGCGGTGGGGTGGATTTACGAGTGGCGCGAGGCGCGTCATGCGGCCGCCGCCGCCGCCGCGGGGGTGTGAGATGAGTCGCGTCGAGTCCGGCGCGGGGTGGACGCTCTATTGCGGCGACTGCCTCGAGATCATGCCGTCGCTGTCGCCGGTCGATCACGTCATCTGCGACCCGCCGTACGAGACGGAGGCGCACACGAAGCAGCGGCGAGTGAAGGCCGGCCCGAATCGTCCCCTCTCGTTCGAGCCCCTGTCCGAAGCGACACGGACGGGGGCTGCAAAGGATATCGCCAGACTCGCCGATCGATGGGTCATCGTGTTCTGCCAGGTCGAGGGAGCGCCGATGTGGCGCGCGTCGCTCGCCGATGCCGGCGCAAGATACATGCGCACCGGCGTTTGGATCAAACCGGACGCGATGCCTCAGTACACGGGCGATCGCCCCGGTATGGGCTACGAGTCGATCGTGTTCGCCTACGGCGACACGAAGCGTTCGCGGTGGAACGGACACGGGCGCGTTGGCGTCTTCACGCACAACAAGAACAGCGGCGGGAAGCACGATCACGAGACGCAGAAGCCGCTCCCGCTGATGCTGGAACTCGTCGAACTCTTCACCGACACGGGCGAGTCGATCCTCGATCCATTCGCCGGAAGCGGCACCACGGGCGTCGCGGCGCTCCGTCTCGGCCGGCGCTTCGTCGGCATCGAGAAGGACCCGACGTACTTCGCGCTCGCGGTCGAGCGGCTCCGCGCCGAGGAGTCAGGAACGACGCTCGCGGCGTCGCGTGCGGGACAGGAACCGCTATTCCGCGGCGAGTCGCGCCGTGCCTGATTTCGCAGCCCTTTCCCTTCTAGACCTCGTTCCGGCCCTCTCGCCGCAGTTCGGTCGTCCGCATCACCTGCGAGCGTGGTGCGACATCATTGAGCGCGCTGCGAACGGGGAGGCGGTGCGCGCCCTCTGCTCGGTGCCGATCCGTCACTGGAAAACGCAGACCACCGAGCACGGCGTGGTGCGGATTCTTCTGCGCGACCCCACGACGCCCATCATCCACCTCTCGCACTCGTTCGAACGCGCGCAGGCGATCGGAAAGCAGATCCGCGACCTCGCCCGAGAGGCGGGCGTGGGTCCCAAGCGCGGGCAGGACACGATCTCCGACTGGCGAAACGAGCATGGTGGCGGGGTCGTGGTCATGAGCGCCGAGCAGTCGAAGCTAGGTTACGATTGCGGCGTCCTGATTTTCGACGACCCCATCGACGAATTTGGCGCCGAGGACCCGCGCGTGCGCGACGCGGTGGACAATACGATCGCGCACTACACGGCGCGCTGCATGCGCCGCGGGAAACCCGGACCTGTCCTCGGCGTCATGAGCCGATGGCACCCGGACGACCCCATCGGCCGGCGTCTGCTACGTACCGCGGTGCACTGGGAATACGTGCATCATGCAGCCATTATAGACGAGGGGCTTCCCACGGAGCGCGCGTTCGCGCCGGAGGTCTGGCCGCTTGAGGCGCTCAAGGCGATGCGCGAGGAGTGGAAGGAGAACGACCCCACGGAACGTGGCTGGTGGGCCCAGCTCATGAACGACCCGCGCGCGGCGAGCGGGGACCTGTTCGGCGCCGCGACGAGGTACACGGAACTCCCAAAGTGGGGATACCGCACGATCCACGGCGCCGACTTCGCGTTCTCGGCGGGCGACGGAAACGATTGGTTCGCGCTGTTCACCGCGCGCGTGTACGGGCGGAGGGCTTACGTGACCGACTGCCAGCGCCACAAGATTGACGCGCGCCTCATCGAGTCCACGTGCAAGGCGGCGATGAACAAGCATGGCCAGGCGCCGATCTTCACCTACCAGAGCGGGCCCGAGATCGGGATGTCGAATATCCTGATCGAGCGCGGTGTGCCAATCGTGCCGATGCATGCCCGGTATTCGAAGCTCGTGCGAGCTGAACGCACGATCAAGAGGTGGAACGATGGGGACGTGCTCGTTCCGGAGGACAGCGCGGCGGCTTGGGTGCCTGGTTTCTTGTCTCGCGTGGGCATGTTCCGCGGCCGCGACAAGGACGCGAACGACGACGAGATTGACGCGATGGTCTCCGCCTGCGACGGCGGGGTCGGCGGGGCTGTAGCGGGCGTCAAGACGCTGGGTGTGCCGCGGTTCGCGTAGGCTTGCGCTCGCGGCCGTTCTAGGCCTACCGTGCCAACATGTGCCACGAGGACGTGGCACGTGGAGGTCACCATGGGCGAGCGCGAGCATAAGCAGGGCAGCGGGCAGGATCTCATCACCGTCGACGCCAAGGCACTCGAGGCGATCATCGAGGCGAAAGTCGCGGCGCGCCTTGCCGAGGAACGCGCGAACGCTCCCCACGCGCCGGTGGGTCGCCACGGCGAGTCGCTCCGACCGATTCCCACGTTCGAGGAACGGGTCCAGGAGGTCCGCGGCGAGCCGACCCCCGCGGCACCGCAGAGGCTCATTCCTTGCCGCTCCGAGATCACCGGGTCGACGTTCACCGCGCGCGTGGCGAAGTCCCGCACGAGCCCCGAGGGCCGCATCGTCGGCCTGGACGGGTACACGCACCCGGCGGGCGCCGACAAGTACATCAGCGACGGCGGCGACGTGCCCGACGGGTTCCCGATTTTCGACGCGAACGGCAAGCTGACGCCGCTGTTCAAACAGTGGAAATGGGAGACTTACTGGCAACGCGACCTCCGCGACTTCGTGGGCAAGCCGTTCCAGCGACGGTTCGCCGTCGACCCGAACGCGGCGCACCCGTGGCACACCCCGGAGCGTCCCAAGGACGACGCCGAGGCGGCGGAGTGACGCGTGGCCGCGCCTCCGGAGGGGCAGGCACTCCCCAAGGGTGACAAGGGTTCGGGGCCGCCACCGGGCAGCCCGGCGGACTACGCGGGGGCACCGCAGATCCCGATCGCGGACCTTGTGAAACAGGCCGAACGCCAGCTCGGGTTCGACGGCGTGGTCGCGCCGAACGACCCGGGTTTCATCGCGCCGCACGACCCGCTCCAGGCCGTGGACTCCAAGTCGCGCGCGCAGCTCGTGTACCGCGACCTGCCGCTGGTCACGATCCAGAACACGTGGAGCGTCGACCAGGCGCGCAACGCGCTCTATTCGCACACGACCGGGATTTTCGAGCAGAGCGGCCAGCTATGCGACTCGATCATGGGTGACGATCGCGTCATCCCTACGCTCGGCTCGCGCATCGGCGGTCTGTTCGGGCGAGAGGTCAGCTTCGAGGCGGCCGACGACTCCGATGCTGCGCGCGAGTGCCGCGATGCGTGGGTGAATTGGTGGCCGCGGCTGTTCGGCGACGGCGCGTTTTACGAGCTGTCGGCCTATCAGATCCTCATGGGCTGGGGCCACTCTCAGATCGTATGGGACACGAGTTCCACGATCTGGGGCCCGTACCTTCGTCCGTGGCACCCGCGGTTCGAATTCTATCACTGGACACTGCGAAAGTTCGTGGCGATGTCCCAGGACGGTTTGATCCCGGTAACCGGCGGCGACGCGAAATGGCTCGTGCACGAGCCGCACGGAAGCTACCGCGCGTGGATGTGGGGCGCGATTCGCGCGATCACCGAACCGTGGCTCCTACGTCACTTCGCGCGCCGCGACATGGCGCGATACTCCGAGGTCCACGGGCAGCCGATCCGCATCGGCGAGACCCCGGCGGCCGCGGACGCTGGACAGCGCGCGCAGTTCGAAGCGTCGCTCGCGCGCCTGGGGAGCGAGACCACGCTGCTCCTAGGAAAGGGCGTGGACGAGCAGAACTCGTACGGGTTCAAACTCGTCGAGGCGAGCGACGCGGCGTGGGAAGTGTTCCCCGGACTCGAGGACCGTTGCGACATGGCGATCGTGCTCGCGATCCTGTTCTGCAACCTGACCACGGAGGTCAAGGGCGGCTCGTTCGCGGCGACGTCGGCGCACATGGATATTCGCGAGAGCGGCATCCAATTCGACGGCACGGCGTGGGCGAACACGATCTACACGCAGCTCGCTCGCCCGTTCGCGTACCTGAATTTCGGCGACGCCAACCTCGCGCCGTGGTCGCGTTGGGACGTCAAGCCGCGCCAAAATTACGAGTATAAGGCCAAGCAATTTCAGCAATTCGGCACGGCCGTCGAAGTGCTTGCGCGCGGTGGCGTAAAGTTCAAGGACGTGGAGCAGCTTCGCACGTTCGCGGCCAAGAATTTCGGTCTCGATGGGTTGCCTGACTTCGAGATAAAGGACCCGGTTTCGGCGAGCGGCGCGGGCGGCGCCGCACCGGGTGGCGCCAAGTAACGCCACGGCACGCAACGGACCGCGGCGCGACCCGCGGTGTAGGGTGGTTCCCATGCCGTATAGGGTGGTGCAGTCGGGCGAAGTCCTCGCGATGCTGCCCGAAGGGATCAAGGTCGGTCGCCGCGACGGGCTCCACGCCATGTGGTGGGACTATCCGGAGCGCATTCCGGAAAACCAGCGCGTGGGCGCCGATGCTGACATCGCCGTGGTTCACATTCGCGGCGCGCTGGAGCACCGCGCACATTACGGCGACTCGTACGAACAGATCCTTAAGCGTGTCTCGCGGGCGATGACGGGCCACGACGTGGCCGACGCGGCCAGGAGCGAGTGGCTGAACGACGACTGGCGCACGCGCGCGGAGATCCGCGAGTACGACGCCAACGCGGAGCCGGCCGCGCCACCAAAGGTGGTCATCCTGCGAATCGACTCGCCCGGCGGCGTCGTGGCGGGACTGAACGAAACCGTGCGTTCCCTCCAAGCTCTCCGAGCGAAGCACGGGATCCCTCTGATCGCGTACGTCGACGAGCTCATGGCGAGCGCCGCGTACGCGCTATCGTGCGCATGCGATCAGGTGTTCCTTCCCAATAGCGGTATCACCGGGAGCATCGGGGTGATTTCCTCGATGTTCGATCAGACCGCCGCGAATAAAAAGGACGGGCTCCGTTTCGTCACGATGACCAGCGGCGCGCGCAAGGCCGACGGGCACCCCAACGTGGCGATCAGCGACGAGGCGATCGCCGCGGAGCAGGCGCGCGTGGACCGCATGGCGCGACAGTTTTTCGCCATGGTCAGCAAGGCGCGCGGGATGTCGGTCGACGCGATCAAGGCACTCGAGGCCGGGATCTTCCTCGGCGGCGAGGCGGTCAAGGTCGGGATCGCCACCGCTGTCGCCACCTGGGACGAGGTGGTGCGAGGGGCGGAGTCAATCGAAAACGATTTCGGCACGAAACCAGTTGCACAACCTGGCACACCGAAAGTACCGTCGAATCCACCGCAGACCTCGAACGGCACGCCAGGCAATCCGCGCGGTACGCGCCAAGATGTGCCACGTGGTGCCAAAGGAAAACCGATGATCCTCAAGCTCCGCGCGATGGTTGCATCTCTCCAGAAGCGTTTCGAAGCCGCGGCCAAGGGCAGCGCCGAACGCAAGACGCTCCGTCGCCAGCTGGATGCGGCTCGCGCCGACCTCGCGGCCGCCACCAAGATCAAGAAGAAGACCGAGGAATACTCGGAGGAAACGGACGACGCGGGCGACGAGGAAGAGGAAGCCGAGGAAGGGTCGGGCAACGAAACCGACCGCGAAGAAGACGCGGACGGGGACGACGACGACGACGGCGACGAAGAGGACGAGGAAGAGGACGAGGAAGAGGCCGAAGAGTCCTCGGACCGCTGCGAGGAAGAGGAAGCCGCGGCCCCGCCGACGAAGTCGAAGGGCAGCAAGGCATCCCTCTCCGCGCTCGTCCACGCGATCACGGGCGGCGCCAAGGGACAGCGCGGCGCGGGTCGCCTCGCGGCCGTCGTCGCCAAGGCCGACGCGTACGACAAGACCAACGCGCGACTTGCCAAGCTGGAACGCGACGCGCGCGTTCGGGCGAAGGGCGCGCTGATCGACGAGGCGGTCGCCCAGCGCCGCATCACGCGGCATGAGGCGAAGACGCTCCGCGCGAAGCCGCTCTCGTTCGTGACCGGACTCCTGGAAATGCGCCAGAACGCGATCGTCCACTCCACGGACGACACGATCCGCATCCCGGACCCCAAGGCTTCCGCCAAGGGCGCCGCCGAGCCGCTTCCCGCGGACGTCGTGCGCCACATCGCCATGGCGGTGCAGGCGGCGCCGGACGGCACCGACCGTGAAAAGCTCCGCGCGCAGCTGACCGAAGACCACCAGAAGCGGCTCGCAGCCGCGAACGGCGCCAACGGCGCCGGGAGGTACTGACCATGAGCGGCTTGGCAGGCGACATTAAACTCCAGCGCGTGAGCGTTCCTGGGAACGCCCACCAGCCGCTTTCGATGGGCGTCGGCGCCGGAGTGCAGATCTACTCCGGCGACGTCGCCCTCAAGTCGGCAGGCACTGGCGCTACGGCCGGGTACCTCAAGTCCACGACGACGCCAGTGGCCGCGGACGTGGTCATGGGCATGGTCGGAGACCCCGCCGGCGGCACGTACGTCAAGACGGGCCCCGGGATCCTCGGCGGCACGAACGACGGCGACGTTCGGGTGACCGTCGAAACCGGGTCGTTCCGGTTCCAGAACGGAACCGGCGCGGACACCATCGCGGTCGCTGACGTCGGAGCGACTTGCTACTTCCAAGGGTCGAACACGAACGGCCCGATCGCCGCGAAGACGAACGGGTCGAACTCGCGGCCCGTGCTCGGGACGATCCTTCCGTTCGACCCCACGACCCCATCGGGATTCGTGGACGTCGAACTCACGCCCGTTGGAGGCCCGTGAACCATGATCACCCCGGCTAATTTCGCCGTTTTCGTCACGACCGCGTCGACCCTCATCGGGCAGACTTACTCGTCGACCCCGGTGCAGTATCAGGCCTACGCGAGCGTGATGCCGTGCACGTCCGAACAGTTCACCATGGCGTGGACTGGCCGCATGCCCAAGGCGCGCGCGTGGTTCGGCGCGAGGCACGTCCACCAGCCGGCGCCGCAGACGTATACGGTCGTCCCGATCCCGTACGAGAACACGTACGGCATCGACCGGTTCAAGCTGGACGACGATCAGTTCGGCGTCTACTACCGCATGCTGCCTGACATGGCGCTGCAGTGGAAAAAGCAGCCCGATTACGAGCTCCGTGACCTGCTCGAAAACACCGGCGTCCACGTCGGCACGCGGCAGAACGGGCTCGATGGTCTCACGCACTGGAACACGGCGCACCCGATCGACCTGTACGACTCGTCGAAGGGCACGTACACGAACGACTCCGTCGGCGGATTCTCGGACGGCGGCGTGACCGTTGGCGGAGCGCTGTCGCCCACCGCGTTCGCCAGCGTGATCGAGTACCAGACCACGCTTAAGGACGAGCAGGGCGAGCGGCTGGGCATCACGCCGAGCGTGCTGATGATCCCACCGAACCTCCGCGTCGAAGCGGAGATGATCTGCAAAGCGGCGTTTTTCGCGCCGCCCAGCTGGGGCGCCTACGGCAGCATTACGTCCCAGGTCGGTGCGGCGGACAACGTCCTCTCGCGCATGGGCGTCGAACCGCTGGTCAACCACCAGCTCAACAGCAAGACCAAGTGGTACTCGCTCGACACGACCAAGGCTTTTAAGCCGTTTCTTTGGGTCGTGCGCGAGGACGTCACTATGGTGCCTCGCACGAACGAGAACGACCCGGTCGTGTTCGACACGCACACGTTTATCTGGGGCGGCTGGGACCGCATGTGCCCCGCGTGGTCGTACGCGTGGCTGTCGCACCGATCGGGGACGTGAGATCCCATGGGTCCGAACGGCGCGCCTTACTGCGTCCGCACGGACCTGGCGCAGTATGCACCGGCGACGGTCCTGGCGCAGGCCACGAACGCGCAGCTTGACCAGGCGTGCCTCGACGCCACGGAGGAAGCGGACAGCTACCTCCGTGGCCGATACGCGCTGCCGCTTCTCTCGTGGGGCAGCGACCTGCGACGGTACACGGCGTGGATCGCGATCTACCTGGTCATGACGCAGATCGGTTTCGCGCCGACGAGTGGCAGCGACCGGCTTTTCATCGAGCGGTACTACCAGGCCGTAGGATTTCCTGACCGTCCAGGTTCGGGCTGGTTCCCGGGCATCCAACGGCAGGCAATTCACCCGGACGTGGCGCCCACGGTGCCCCAGCCCGGAGACCCGGTGCACGACCTGCCCCAGGTCATCACGTCGCCCATGCGTGGGTGGCAACAGATCAACGCGCGGGGGAAACCCGTCATCTAGGAGGTCGTCGTGTCGAACATCATGGCCAGGACGTACGACGACTTCCGTACGGTCACGCCGAGCGACGGCACGGACGACCCCGCGGGGCCGTTCGCTGGGCTCCTGGTGACCGTCGCGGGGACGCTCAAGGTCACGACGCGCATGGGCACCACGATCGCGCTGGCCGCGGTCGCCGTCGGGCAAGAGATCCACGTGCCCGTCAAGCGCGTGTGGAGCACGGGCACGGGCGCAACGGTCGTGGGCATGATCGCCGAACCGTTCCGGGGCGTGGTGGGCGTGTAAATGGGCTGGGACGGCGACCTCGCGCCGATGGGCCAGCTCGTCGAAAATCTCGGCAAGCTGGCCCGCGTGCCCGCGCAGGCCGCGCGTCCCGTGTCCGACCGACTCGAGGCGATGATCCAGGAACAGTTCGACCTCGGCGTCGACCCGTACGGGAAGGAATGGGCCGACCTCGCCGAGGCCACTAAAGAAAAGGGCCGCGAGTGGCCGCCGCTGACCGACAAGGGCGACATGCGGCGGAGCGCGCACGTGGCGCCGATGAGCGGGACGGGTGTGGCGATCGCGATCGACCATCCCGCCCAGGTTCACCAGACCGGTGGGCACGACCCGAAACGCGGGTGGAGCATGCCCGCGCGGCCCGTGCTGCCCGGGGGCTCGTTCCCCGCGAGCTGGCGCGACGCGATCGACGACATCGTGGCCGATGAGATCGGCAAGATGGGACTGGTGGGCGCGTGACCACGGGGCCGACACCGGCGATCTCCCCCCTCGTGGCGATCTTCTCGCTCGACATGACGGGCAAGCTGGTCGCGGCGGGAGTAGTCGCCAAGACGCTCGCGGTCACCGGCGCGACAGCGGGCACCCCGCTCGTCCTGACGTCGACGGCGCACGGCGTGCTGCCCGCGCGGCCCGTCCACGCCGTGGTGTCGAACGTCGGCGGTATCGCGGTGCCCGGCACCGACGGCTCGCGGTGGATCTGCGAGCTCGCTGCGACCGACGCGGACCACCTCGGCGTCTACTCCTACACGCCCCAGGGCGTGCGATTCCAGGTGACCGCCACGGGCACATATACGAGCGGTGGCACCATCCAGGTGGCGTTCCCGGACGGGCGCGTCCTGCTCGGTCGCAGGAACGTGGACCGGTACAGCGCTCCGCCGCGCGTCGTGTTCGTGCCCTATGGGATCGAACAGTTCGATTTCCAGTCCTACGGCGGCAACATCCCGACGGCCATTCCGCCGGTAACGCTGGGCGACATCACGCTCGAACAGCAATCGATGATGCTGCGCCGGCAGGTGGGCACGGAGCGGCAGCGATTCGAGGTCCACTCGTGGGGCGCGGCGGTGCCTCCGGACCCCGAGGCTGGTGATTTCGACGTCTGCCAAGCCCTCTACCATCAGGTCATCGAAACCGTGTTTTCGCTCTGCCCCGACATGCGAGTCGTGTCGGGCGTGTGGAAATCGCAAATGCCAGCCTCGCCCAACGGACCCGGCCAATGGGGAAAAAGGGGCGAGGAACACGTGATGGTCCTTGAAGTCGCCCAGCCGGTGTTGGATTCTTCGCTTGCGTTCGTTCCGGCGAGCACCGACGGAACGATCACGGTGGCACTCTCCGGCGGGTCGACTTCGGACGATCTGATCATCGAGGTACCATGACGATTCCCAGCGTGAACATCACGGTGGAGGACAACGGCGTAAACACGTCGATCCTCCTGCCGCTACAAAACGTCCAGCTGGTAATGGGCACCGCCGTCGGCGGTCCGTTGCTCCAGCCTTTCGCGACCACGAGCTCGTCGTCGCTGCAACAGCAGTTCGTCGGCGGACAGCTGGTGGAGGGTGGCGGGCTCGTGACGCAGGCGGGCGGCACCATCATCGCGATGCGCATCCCGCACTCGTTCGCGGGAACCGCGACGTCCCCCGTCAAGACGGGAACGGGCACGTTCTCGCCCACGGTCACGCTGGACGGCACGTACGGCGCATTCGACGATTATTACGTCGAATTCGTGTGCGTCACGGGCGGGGCCCTAAACAACGCGGGCTCCAGCGGCATTCAGTTCCAGATCTCGCTCGATGCGGGTCGGCATTTCTCGCCGGTCATCAACCTGCCCGCGAACGCGCTCACGTACGCCATTCCTGGCACTGGGATCACGCTCACGCTGGGCACGAACAGCCAAACCATCGTCAAAGGCGACGTGGTCAAGTTCGCGACCTACGCGCCACTGTGGAACGACGGCGGGGTGCAGTCGGGCATCAACGCGATCGCGTCCTCGCAGTATGCCCTCGCGGGCTGGGGTTCGTTCCACTTGGTGGGCAACTGCACCGCGAGTGATGCCACGACGTTCGAGGGCTACCTCGACAACCTGTTCTCGCAGGACATTTTCACGCGCATGATCTGCACCGCGCGCGACGCGTTCTCTCCGACCGCGTGGGGCGGTTCTGGCGAGACCGAGACGACGTGGGAGCAGGCACTCGCCACCGCGTGGGGCGCGGTCAGCGCCAAAAGGATCTGCGCCGGCGCCGGGTTTTACAACATGCCCTCGGCGTTCGCGCACTCGACCTACGGGACCGTTTTCTCGTACCGTCGCCCTCTGTCCTGGGCGGACGCGGTGCGACGCGTCCAGGTGCCTCCCCAGCGTCGCGGCGGTCGCGTGCGCGATGGGTCCCTCGGAAACATCGTGGTGGACCCTAGCAACGACCCCGGCGACGGGTTCGTGTACCACGACGAGCGCGTCTCGCCCTCGTTGGACGCCGCGCGATTTTTGGCGGCGATCACCTGGAAAAAGAAGCAAGGGATCTTCGTCTGCCACGAAAATCTCATGTCGCCCACGGGTTCGCAGTTCACGGACCTAACGCTGGGCAACGTGATCGATGTCGCGTGCGACATCGGGTACCAAACCGGGGTCGATGAGATCAGTGACGACCTCCGATTGAACCCGAACGGGACCCTGTACACGAACGACGCGCTCAACATCCAGAACGCGATCCAGGGTGACGTCGACACGGACATGACCGACGCGGCGATGATTTCGTCGGCCGTGGTCAGCGTCAACCCGAACGCAAACGTGGGCGTGACGGGAGACATCCCGGTCAAGATCTCGGTCGTGCCGCGAGGCTACGTCAATTCGATTTCGGAAACGATCGGGCTCGCGGTGCCGAACCAGGCGCCCACCGGTGGAGGCTGATAGGCCATGACTCTCGCCGCAATTCAACCGATCCAGGTCCCGCTCATCAATGGGAACGTTTACTCGTTCCCTCACGTCGAGCTCAAGATCGGGTCCCTCAAGCTCACGGGTGGGTTCAAGTCCGTAAATTACAAGCGCACCCGCAAGCGCACGATGGTCATGTCGAACTCGCCGGACCCGGTGGGAAAGACCATCGGCGAGAATGAGTACGACGCGGACGTCGACGTTTACCTCACGTGGTGGCTGGCGATCCTGAAGACCATCGCCGCAGGCAATCCGAACGGCTACGGCGACATTCCGTTCTCGGTCAACGTGTCGTACAACGCCAACGGGTTCGCTCCGTTCCAGGACGTGATCCAAGGCTGCACGTTCGACAGCACGGAGGCCTCGCAGGCCGCGGGCACGGACCCGTTGGTTCGCAAGATCAAGCTGACCCCGTTGAAGATCCTTTTCAACGGACAGGACGACCTCGCGACTCCGTTGCAGGCGCTTCCGATCTGACGTAGGGTCGATTTTACCGGCCTGGGTGTCGACTTGGGCCCCTGGGCGCGTGCTTAGCTGTCGGGCGGCACGCGCTCGCTTTTGACCACGAAAGGGCGAGCGCCAAGCCATGCTCACCCCCGAAAAAATCGATGCCCTCACGCGCGCGCACGGACGTGTAAAGCACGTCACGTACAACGGCCGCGACCTCGTGTTCCGCAAGCCGTCGCGCGCCGAGGTGGTGCAATATTCTATGTCGCTCGAAAACGAGCAGTCGAAGCCGTTCGCGGACGAACTGCTGACCGCGATGCTCTGCGTCCAGTGTGGGCCTAGCGCGCAGAAAATCGAGGAAGCGCGTGCCGCGTGGGACGCGCTTTCCGACGAGTACCCGTGGGCGTACCGGTGCAAGGACGTCGCGACCGCGATCGGAAAACTAATGGGGGTCGTCCAGGAGACGGAGGCAAAAAGCTCCGGGAGTTCGCCGAAGGCCAGCGGCAATTCCCCGATCGCTTCGCCCGTGGCCTAATTCGACTCATCGAAGGCGAGAACTCGCCCGAGACAGACGCCGCGATGATCCAGTGCGCGGAGACCATCATCCGGCTTCGCGTGTGGCTTGAGTCACAGTGCGCGCCCGCCCAGGGCTGAAACGGCGAACCACGAACGGAGGTCGGTGCGGTGTCGGTGCTGGATTACGTCATCAAGCTGTCAGACCAGCTGTCCAGCCCCGCGCTCGCCGCGAAGGCTGCCGCCGACGCGCTCCGCGGCAGCATCGCAAAACTATCCGCCGAGTCGAACAAGCTCACGCTGGGCGATTTCCAGTCGGCCGCGTCGTCGTTCCTGCCAGCGGTGAGCGGCCTCAGTTCGTCGCTCTCCAGCATGAGCGCCGCCGCGGGCCCCGCTGTGGGTGCGGTGACGACGATCGCCGAGGTGACCTACGGCGCCGCCGCTGCCGCCACCGCCGCGGGCGCCTCGATCCTCTACCTCGGGCTGCACTTCTCGGCGCTCCGAGAGCGCGCGGTCACGGCGTTCGAGGCGCTCGGGTCGGCGCCGGGCGCGGGCGAGAAGACGATCGCCATGCTGGACGAGCTGGGCGAGCGTCTGCCGCAGACGCGCGAACAACTCGGCGCGTGGACGAAGTCGCTCATGCAAATGGGCATCACGGACACGAGCGAGGTCCGCGAACAGATCAAGGCCACCGCCGCCGCGCAAGCCCTCGCGGGCGATAGCGGAGCGGCCGCGTACGAGAAGATCATTCGCAAGGTGAAGGAAGCCGTCGACGCGCACCACGGCCTGAAGCTGGGCGCCAACGCGCTCGCGGGACTGTCGAAGACCGGCGCCAACGTCGCGGACGTGGCGGCCCGGATGGGCATGTCCGTCGGCCAGCTTGAGGCGCGTTTCAAGGCGAGTGCGGTCGACGCATCCGCGTTTGGCGACGCGCTCCACAAGGCGCTCGTGGAAAAGGGCAAGGGCCCCCTCCAAGCTCTCGGCCTCGACTTCGAAACCCAGCTCGCCAAGGGCCGCGAGAATTTCGGCAAACTGTTCGAGGGCGTCGACGCGCGCCCGCTCTTGACGGGACTGCACGACGTGCTCGGTCTGATCGGCCAGAACACTGCGAGCGGGCACACGTTCAAGGGCGCGATCACCGGCGCGCTGAACTCTGCTTTCAAGGCCACCGGCGCGGTACTCAAGGGCGCGACCCACCTCGGTGAGTCGCTCACCATCCTCGGTCTCCGCGGGTACATCGCGATCAAGCCCATCATCCGCGCGTTCCAGGAGAGCAAATGGGCCGTCGACGGCCTACTCGCCTCCGTGAACGCGGCGATCCCTGGACTGGGCACGCTCGCCGCGGCGGGCGGCATCGGGGGTGGCAAGGTCGGTTCCGAGACCGCCGCGGGGCTCGCAGGGGGCATGGCCGCAGGCAAGGGCGAGGTCCACGCGGCCGCCACGGAGCTCGCGGGCGCCGCGCCAGCGGCCATGCAGGTCAAGCTAGGGGTCCGCTCGCCGTCGACGGTCACGGGCGAGATCGGCGAGAACACCGGGCGAGGGTACGTCGGAGGCATCGAACGCCAGCGCGGGAACGCGGCCAGCGCGGGCGCGGCGCTCGCGGTGGCACCCATCCCGCCCATGGCGCGCGGGCCCGGCGCGGGGGCGGCGGCGGGCGGCAGCCGGTCGATCGTTGTCCACGTCGGCGGGATCCACATCCAGGGCGCCAAGGACCGCACCGCCGCCGAGCTGACCGAGGTGGCCGTGTCGACCATCTGGGAGCGCATCGCGCTCCAACAGGGGGCGTGACGTGTCGAACGTACCGGCGCCGCTCAACACGGTCAGCACCACGATCGAGTTCGGGGTGCCGAACCCGATCCAGGACCCGACCTCGTACCAGGTGATTTACATCGGTACGCAGCGCTCGCCCGGCGTCATCGCCAAGGACGGGATAAGGGGTTTCAAACGCTCGTCGGCGTGGGACCGAAAGAAGGGCAAGGGAACCAAGGGAACGCGCCTCACGTTCACCCAGCAGCCCAGCGCCGAGGGGAGTA